CATCACTAGGTGCTCAATTATTACAATCGCAAAAAGCAGGAGTAGAGGCAAGCGAAACGGTCAGATTACGTCAAAATGCAGAAGCATCTACTTTGGTTAGTACAGTTAAAACGGTAGAAAAAGCTATAGAGTCAGCACTTCAAGTAATGGCAGAATGGGATGGAATTACAGGTGATATAAGTGTCAAGCTAAATACTGACTTTGTAGATACCAAGATTAACGCTCAAGATATGACCTCATTAATGGGTGCTTGGCAATCTGGAGCTATATCTCACGAAACATTCTTATTCAATATGAAACGAGGCGAAATACTAGACCCAGACACCTCTATTGAAGATGAAAGAGATAGGATAGAAGTACAAGCAGGTGAGTTTGAAGATGAAGTCAGTTAACGAAAAAATACTTGATGAAATAACTGGTTATTCGGTTGATTTACAACGTCTTGAGGTATCTGTTAAAGCAAAGATACGGAGAGAGTTAAAGAAGCTAGAAAAAAGCCTTATAGAAGAACTAAATACTTCAGATATGTGGAGTGCTAAAAGAACCCAAACTAAAAACAAGAGGTTAAAAACACTATTAAAACAAACTGAAGAAACAATTAAAGACTCATATAAGCAGATAGCGGTAGAACATACTACTACGTTAGCAGGTGTTGCCTCTTTAGCAGAGAAACAGGCAATTAAATCCCTTAATCAAGCCATAAAGTTTGAATATGCTAAACCTTTAATGACAAGACAAATGTTTAAAGCCATAGCATCAGATACTTTATTTGAAGGTGCACCCTCAAAAGAATGGTGGTCAAGACGAGGAGTAGCATTTCGCAATAGGTTTGGCGATACAGTTAGGCAAGGAATGTTAAGAGGAGAAACAAACGATACTATTATTAGAAACCTAATTGGCACTCCATTAAACAAGTTTAAAGATGGAGCATTAACTCCTAGTTATAGAAGTGCTGAAGCTTTAGTAAGAACATCTGTACAAGCTGTAGCAAATGAGTCAAGATTAATGACTTATGCTGATAATGATGAGCTTATCAAAGAGATAGAATGGGTTTCTACCTTGGATGCAAGAACTTCTCAAACTTGTATGTCACTTGATAATTTAAGATGGACAAATCCAGAAAGAAAACCTATTGGTCATAACATTATTTTCCCAGGCATAACAGCTCATTGGAATTGTCGCTCTACACAGGTCGCAATAACTAAAAGTTGGGAAGAACTAGGAGCGAAAGGTAAGTTTAAAGAAATGCCAGAAAGTACAAGGTCAAGTATGGATGGACAAGTTTCTGACAAGTTAAGTTATGAAGGTTGGCTAAAAACAAAACCTAAAAGCTTTCAAAAAGATGTATTAGGTGCAAAGAAATATAAATTATGGAAAGAAGGCAAGTTACCGTTTACTGATATGGTTAATCAATCGGGTAATGCGTTAACTTTAGAGCAGTTAGAAAACAAATTAAATATCTAATAAAAAGGAGCAAAAAATGGCTGAAGAAAAAGAAGTAAAAACTAAAACGTATTCAGAAGATGAATACAACAACGTGAAAGATAAGTTAGATGAGTTTAGGTCTAATAACGTCAAGTTAATAAAAGATATAGAAACATTAAATACTAAATTTGATGGTATCGATATAGATGGCTATAAAGATATGGTCAAACAACAACAAGCACAGAAAGATAAGAAGTTGATTGATGCTGGAAAAATTGATGAGCTATTAGAAGAACGCACCAAGACAATGCGTGAAACTCATAATAAAGAACTAGAGAAAATGCAAAATCTAAATAGCACTTTGAATAAACAGCTTGAAACTTTGGTTATTGATAATGCAGTTCGTGACTCTGCTACAAAAGCAGGTGTTGTTGATACTGGAATTGATGATGTTCTCTTGCGTTCTCAATCAGTATTCTCTTTGGATAAGGGTAAAGCAGTACCTCATGATAAAAATGGCAACATTATCTATGGTGAAGGAACAAGTGAGCCTATGAGTGTAAATGAATGGGTGAAAGGTCAAATGGAAGTAGCACCACATCTGTTTAAATCTTCAAATGGTAGTGGTTCAGAACATGGTAAGAATTTTGTTGGTTCTGGCTCTAAAGATTTGTCAGCATTAGAGAAATTACAAGTAGGGTTTGCAAAATAAAAAAAATCTCTCCTTTTATTTTTCCCCCCTCACAATGGGGGGTTTTTTTAAGGCGAATAATACAAAACGTAACATTTTTATGGTATAATCCTTACTAACGCCACAGAGTGGTTGTTTAACGCCACAGAGTGGTTGTTACCCCCTACTATTTTCCCGTGGAAAAAGAGTAGTAAGTTTATATATTTTAACTTGCCTGTTTTTTTTCATGATATTAGGCAAAATTTAGGAGAATGCAATATGGCATCTGTAACTCTGGCTGAATCAGCCAAACTCTCACAGGATTTGCTTGTAGCTGGCGTTATCGAAAACGTCATTACAGTTAATCCTTTTTATGATGTATTACCGTTTCAATCTATTGATGGAAATTCACTAGCATATAACCGTGAAAACGCTTTAGGTGCAACTGAATGGACTGGTGTAGGCGATACTATTTCTGCTGGTAAAGCAGCAGCAACATTTACTCAAATAACAACTAGCTTAACAACTCTAGTAGGTGATGCTGAAGTAAATGGTTTAATCCAAGCGACACGTTCTAATATTAACGACCAAAAAGCAGCACAAGTGGCTTCTAAAGCTAAATCAATTGGTCGTGCTTACCAAGATAAATTAATTAATGGTGACGGTACATCAGACACTATTACAGGTTTATTGTCTTTAGTAGCATCAGGGCAAACTAAAACTGGAGCAACTAATGGTTCAGCTTTATCTTATGACCTACTTGATGAAACAATCGACAAAGTAACTGATAAAGATGGTGAAGTTGACTACATAATGATGAATGCTCGTACTATCCGTTCATACTATGCACTACTTCGTGCTTTAGGTGGAGCAGGAATTGGCGAAACAATTACATTGCCGTCTGGAAAGACAGTACCAACATATCGTGGTATTCCAATCTTTAGGAATGACTATATACCGATAAATCAAACAAGAGGTTCTTCATCTGCCTGTACTTCTATTTTAATGGGTACTTTAGATGATGGTTCTCAAAGTCATGGTATCGCAGGTTTGACTGCTTCTGGTGACTCTGGTGTTTCTGTTGAGGAAGTGGGTACTAGCGAAACTAAAGATGAAACAATTACTCGTGTTAAGTTCTACAACGGTCTTGCTAATTTCTCTGAAAAGGGTCTAGCAATGCTTAATGGAATAACTAACTAAATATTTGTTTATTAACCCTCAATCTTTATGGTTGGGGGTATTAACCGAGGAAATGTATGTCATTAGATGCAACGGCTGGCGGTTCTTCAGCAGATAGCTACACAACTGTAGCAGAGTCAGATACTTATCATGATAACCATTTATACGCTACTGATTGGACAGGTGCTACAACAGCAAACCAAGAAAAAGCTCTCAAGATGGCAACTCGTATTTTAGATGAGAAGATTGATTGGAGTGGTTCTAAATCAACAAGCTCACAGGCATTAGCTTGGGGTAGAACAGGTGTAGAAGATGATGGATATTCTGTTTCTAGCAGTATTATTCCAAATCCTATTAAGAACGCAACATCTGAATTTGCCAGACATTTATTAGGAAGTGATTTAACAGTTGATGCTCAAGGCAAGGGATTGGATAGTCTAGCAGTAGGCTCAATTACTTTGTCATTTGATAAAACAGATACAGCAGGAGTTATTCCCTCGATTGTGCAAGAAATGTTAAGAGGTTGGGGAACGATTCATGCTCGTGCTAAATTTGGCACAGCAACGGTGGTAAGGACATAAAGTGGGATTACGCACATCAATAGCAGATGCAGTTGGTTCAGCAATAACGGCAGTTGGCGATATAGCGGAAACTGTTACTTATGTGGCAACTTCAACAGGTGAATATGACACTTATAGTGGTCAAGTAAGCGAAACAACTACAGAGTATTCATTAACGGCTGTTGTATATCCTTTTGGTGCTTCAAGAGCAGGTAAGAATGACATTGTAGATGAAGTTACGGCAGATTTAGCCATATTATTCGCAAGTAAAGATTTAGCTGTTACTCCAGATACTAATGACCTAATAGTAAGAAATTCAGAAAATTACAAAATCAAACAAATAACTCAAGACCCTGCAGGGGCATCAATTAGATTAATAGTAGGAAGAATGATATGAGTTTTGATAGTGACCTAAATAGATTTATTAAAAAGACAGAACTTGAGGTAGATATAGTAATCCGAAAAATTGTATTTGATGCTCATAAGATGGTGTCGATGAAAACACCAATTAAAACAGGAAGGGCTAGAGGTAATTGGAATGTATCGGTAGGCTCTATTGACAGAAGTGTTGATTTGAATAAAAAAGGTTATAAATCACCAACTCAAAGAAAAGGTGATGGATTAAAGACAAATTACATTGTTAATTCCTTGCCTTATATAAGAAGATTAGAGCATGGACATAGTAAACAAGCACGAAATCCAAATGGAATGGTAAGGGTTACGATAAATGAGTTTCAAAACTACTTTAAATAATGTCATTTGAAAGCGAAAGAATAGCTATTGAGAACCATTTTGAGGAGTTTTGGAATAACACTCCTATCGCTTGGGAGAATGTGGCTTTTGAAGCCCCTAACAGTAGT